ACAAAAAAAAGGGCTTAGATAGAGATTGTTGACTCTGGTTAATTGCAACTTTGGAAACAACTAACACCAATCTCTTCTAAACCCTCTAGCCTCATCGGGAGTCACTCCGAATCAACAGTTTCAATTATAGCTACTTCCTTGTAGCTGTGCAAATAAAGCGCTTAGATGGTTTCCAGTAGCAAAACGTTTTCCAACAACGAACTTTCACTCAATAGGCTTTATCTAGAATTATTTAAGCTTTAACAAAGCGGCCTATATCTTGCGTCTACTGTCTGTAAGCGCTAATCTGGGTTGTGCAAATGGGGTTAACTGCTTAGGGCATCCTTTAGGTTTTGAATTAGCCTATCATTGTTTGCACAAAATATTTGAAGCTCTTCTTCGCTCAGGCTAAGAAGGTCTGCGTTGAATTCATACATTTTCTTTAGTAGTTCAACTTGTTTAACTTGCTCTTTGCTCATATCTCTTTCCTCTATTGGTTATTAAATGCCCCAACTAAGGGGCTATGCAAATTGTCTAGCAGTCTTCACCGACACACTTCAGTATGAATCGACCGACTTTTGACTTGTTGTGCCACCCTATCTGACCACGCCTCATCCACATATATGGCGCGCATATCAATGTTATAGGGAAAGCCCACAACATGTTTAACCTGTGGATAATCTTGCTTTGAGGTCTATCCATTACGTAAATATCAAGCGGTGTTTCTCCTCTACTATCTGAGCATCCAAACAGGTAGTTTATGACTTCGTTCTTGGTCATTTCCCTACCCATCTCTAACTCTTGGTTTGATACGTCCTCGTGAACCAAAGCCCATACCCTTGATTTTTTCAGATTGGTGTTTATCATTTTCGCCCCCTAGTGTATTTCTGTAAAGTCATAGTCTTCATCGTGCGGCACTGCATCGTGTGCGAATATATATTCGCTATGCTCGCCCGATTCGACTTCATCTATGTTTGATGCCTCAATGTCTCTTTGACAAAATGGGCAATACTTCTTCATCTCTCTTTCCTCTATTGGTTATTCTTAAATTTTTCCAAACATCATATCGATAGCATCTTTAACGCAATCAATGCATATGTCGTCTGATGGATGGTATGGTATAGAAGCTGTGATGTTGATTGTTATTGATTTCTCCCATCGATCGCTTTGTGATTGTATGTAACCCATATTGTGAGTTAACTTCTCTCCAGTTCCATCAATGAACTTATCTGCTTCTTTTCCGCACATGTCGCAAACCTTATGCTGCGCTGTGATTACTGTTGCCATCACTCCACCTCTTTTAGCTGATCGGCGGTTAGGGATACGTACTTTTGTTCATCTCTTCCATTTGAAAAGTCACCGTCATTGTAATCCATCCATCCATTTACGAGGTCGTTATCAATCCATCTTGAATACTTCCAATGTTCCCATGCTAAACCATCGAATCTTGCTTTTACTTTCTTGTTCTTCATAAAACCATCTCCATAACTAATTTAGAAAACTTGTCTGCTTCATCTATGATGCGGCGCTTCTCTTCTCTGAGCTTGATTGCTAATGCCAAAGCTTTGTCTTTATGTACTCCACGGCGAAAGTTGCCTTCAGTGGTGCTTGAGTATCTTGCTATGCTCATTTCTCTGCATCCTTCATCTTTAGAAAGCAAATCATTGCTGCTTCAAATACGCGCTCTTTAGGGTAAATGTCATCTGGACTGAATGTTCCAAAATCAGTTTCAATGCTAACGTCAACATAACCCCCATCAAGGAACTCAATGTTTATTTCATTATCGACAATAATCGGCCATGCAGTTTCAGGTTGAAAACAAGGTTTAAAGTGATCAACAGGAAGGCAATCAAAAAGCCCATCTTTAGCTATGACGTAAACAGTTTCGTTTTCATCATTGAATGTGACTTCCATATCTTCGAAACCCCAATGTTTTGAAATCTCATTCCAATATTTTGAAACTTCTTTGTTGATTTCGTAATCGCTCATTTCTTCGTATTTCATTTACCCAATCCCTCTCTTATCTTGTCTATCTCAATTGCTATGTATGCAAAGCGGATTTTTAGTGGAACCCTGCAAAGGTGTTTGTCCATGTTAACGCCAGCACCTTGCCTTACTTTCCACGCTGTAAGCTTTTCTATGCTCATCGGAACACCTGGCTTAGTAGTGGGTTAATCTGAGGCTTGAAACACTGCGTCTTTGGCTTAGGCTTTTCTTTGTAAACAATGTCCATCAGCTTATAGCCTTCACTGTTGTAGTGGATATCAAAGCCGTGATTGCGAAGTTGTTTCATTAAACTGTTTAGCTGTGGATTTTGCGTTAGGCCTAGTGAGTGCATTAGGTAGGCAGAATCTAATCGGCGCTCTGCGTTTGCGTACAGAGTAACAGCCAGGTTGAATTGGTCATTACTCTGTAGAGTCATAGCCTTTGGATAGAAAAGCTTATCTTGCTCGTTGTCGTTCATCTCTAAAAACATAATTACCCCTTACAAGGTTTGATTAGTTGGTCTCTTTATTTACCGCCAACTCTTCCCTGAGCTTCATCATTACTAGGTTGTGGATAATTGCCGCCTTGCTTACCACTTTAGCCTTTGTTCCGTACTCCTTGGCCTGACGCTCGTTGTAGATATCCTTTAGCGTATCCAGCATTTCTGCTGTCTCGTCCCATACTTGCTGTTGTTTAAATTGCTTCTTAATTGACACGTTAATCTCCTTTGTTTTGATGAATAGTACACACAAGTAATACAAAAAGCAATATAAAAATTATTTAGAAAAAAACTATTGCAATCTGAATTAACCAGCCTTAATATTCACTCATCGGCAACGGGTCGGATTAACTAAAAAGGAAAGAGAGATGCTAACTGAGAAGTCAATTTTGAAACTATGTAAGCGAGCGACAAAGAAAAACCCTAAGTCTGTACACATCTTTGATATTGGTAAAACTAAGGCTCGATACCTTGAAACCAACAGTGGTGTTTATTTGGCTGAAGAGCTAGGAAAAGAGTGGTTTCTAACACCAGTACCTTATGTTGGTTACTAAGTGCAATCATCAAGCCGTGTGCAAGGCGGCTTTATTGGTTTTACTTAACAATCGATTGGAGATAGAGATATGAAAAACGCAGATTTATCAGCAATGCCAGCATCAATGATTGACACCCATTTAGATAGGAATGATGGAAAAGATGAATCAGGTAGATACATGTTAAATATGGGCCTAACAAAGCGCGAGATGTTCGCAATGCATGCAATGCAGGGGTTACTTTCTAGCTCCTCAGACTCAGACGGAATTTGGACAAACGAAGGACCTAGTTTTATTGCAAGTGAAGCTGTAGCTTTTGCAGACGCACTGCTGGCGGAGTTAGATAAATGAACCTAGTAATGCTATTCAACAGCGTATTGCCGAAGCTAAACGCATGTCATGACGTGACAATTCGTCACTCAGCATGTCGCAGCATTCCAGACGACAACCCGCATTGCTACCCCGGTGCGTTTGCTTGCATGCAGTCGCTACTTAGCCTCAATAAACCAACGGATGCGCAGGCAAAAGACTTGCTGACATTCGTTAACCGACACACAAACGTCGATACCTCGCAGGTGCAGGATTTACTAGAGTACTTCGCTGATGTGCATGATATTAATTATTCAATTGGAGAGATTTGATTATGAAACAAAAGAAACGCTGGTCAAACAAAGCAAAAGCAATCAAAACAATGATGCAGTCAGCAATTGCGCGAGGTGACGAAGAGCGCATTGCTGAGCTAAAGGAAAAGTTAGCTATTGAGTTGGGAGAGATTTGATTATGAGTAAGTTAAAAAACAAATTTGGTGAAAATGTATCTTGGTTTTGCCTTGAGGCGTCAATAACACTTAAGGAATACCAGGATAAAGACAACTACACAATAGACGATGAGTTCGAGGTGTACGGCGAAGATAGCAACGGACAAGAAGGCTCTGTAAGTATTGGGGTCTTTGAATTATTTGAGTCTGCTCACGTTGCGCTGGATGAAAAGGATGGTGATATTTCAGCCCTAACCGAAATCAACCGCCTACAGTCAGAAGAGAATAAGCAGCTTCAGCAGGACAAGGCGGAGTTACTAAAAGCACTAGAAGTCAGCACGCGAGCATGGGACCAGTATTTCAAGAATGGCGAAATGTTTGATTACGACGAGTACGAAAGTCACGAAAAGTTACTGGAGTCAATGAAATGAAACTAACACTTATCAAGAAAGCCTACGGTGGCGCAGTATGGGAGTTAACAAGTGAATCTAATCGGAATCGCATTCAGCGTGGTAATGCTGGTCGTAAATTTAAGCGTAAGTGAGTGGGTGGTGGGGTTATGAATGGCAATGGTTGGGGTCATTTCTTTTTAGTATGCGCGATAATTTGCGCGTTTTTTGGATGGGCTTTCATTGAGCTTTTAATTTATATCGTCAGTAGTATATAATTAAGTTTCGACGTTTAGGTGAACATTCTTCATCTATAAATAAAGCCCCACCGATTGAGTGGGGCTTTTTCTATTCTGTCAGGTCGCCAAGTTGGCCGTTGTTTTCTACGTCTAGGTAATCCTCGCTAGGCTGATAAGCCGGAGTCCATGCGCCAGTTGAGCAACCTGTGCCATTTGGCATGTATGGATTACTTACCCTCTGAATCGGATTTGCCACGAATAACGCAACGTAAGCATCGTGAGCAATGTTTTTTAGTGATGGTGGTGGCATCATGCCAATTGAGTTGCAACCGAACACAGCGAGGTTTGAGGCGACCGCTGCCATGTCATCAACAACGATGCCGGATTCATCGCTGCCATCTGGATACATCAAATCTTCAGCTTGTTTAAAGCCAATGCTCAGACCTTTGTTGGTCCAGCTTGACACCATCATCTCAAGGAAGCGCAGAAACTTGTCCGTGGTATCCGGTGATGCAGAAGTTAGAGCGCCATTAATCGCTAACATGTCCAGCGATGCTTTTACAATCTCACCCTTCGTTACCATCTTCTAGATCCTTCAATTGCTTCTCAAGCGTTGCGATAGACGAACGACCGCCAGGCGTTTTACCTAATGCTTTAATCTTTGCTCGAAGCTCTGCCTCGTAGTCGCCGCCCTCTTTTGGAACTTCAAGGCTATAAGACCAGCCAAGCTCAATTAGCTCCAATGCTTTTTGCTTTGATACGCACTTACAATCATATCTGAAGCCATCGCCAGAAAACTCACCATCATCTGATACTTTAAAAACGTGCCTTTCCATATTTACCCCTAGAAGAATTAAGGGGCCGAAGCCCCTATTATGTTATGCCTGGTTGGTAATGATCATACCAATCTGCTCAGGTTTCCACGGTTCTACATCGAAGTAGCAAACCGCTTTCATAAACAACTCTTCTTCGTCGAAGTCGTATTTGTAAGTGAAGCGCATTGGCAGACCTTGGTCAGTCACTGCGTTAACTGCTTGAACGCCAGCACCTTCAGGCTCAACAGGTAGATTACCTGGGATAATCTTAACCGCATCAGCTGTGTGGAACAGTGAAGGCTGAGACGCCTTAGAATTCAAGAATGTAATAGCAGAGCCATCCGCCGGAGCTGCGCCGCCGTTCTTGTAAGGTTCCGCGGTAATAAGCGCGTTAACACGTAGAATTGTGGAGCTTACAACTTCAGCAACGGTAAACGTTTTAAGCACGCCAATGTCTTGGTTTACATCAGGGTTAAAGCCGTTTACATCAACCATTGTGAATTTATCACCAATTTCTACGCCTGCCGTATTGTTAACGGTGATTTGGTAGTAACGGTTATCTACGTAGTTGTCGTTTGCGTCTTTAGTCTTAACTGTGTGAACCTGGTCAGCGCCACTAATTGTGATGCCAGTACCTTTAGCTGCATCCCATGCAAACGGATAATCCAAGCGGATTGCTTTATCGAAACCAGAAATCTGGTTAGGGATAATTGAGCGCTCGTAAGCCGTTTGAGGTAGGCCGCCGTGGTATTGGTTCAGTGCTAGTGCGTCAGACAGAGCTTCGTAGTGGTCAACAGATAGGCATAGGTGCTTAGCTTCACCACTGAAGCCTTGCTTAATCATCATGTTGAAAGCTTTTGAGCAAGTAGCCTGAGTGATATCGCCATCAGCAACGACAATCATTTGTGCCGCGTTCATAGCTTTAGTTAGTCCGTACATGTCGATTTCGTTTTTCAGGCGAGTTGACATACCTTGAACAGCCATTTTACGCAGGCGAGGGTCGCGCAGTTCTTTGGTGCCGATTTTAGCCTTAATGTAGAAAGACTTGTTACGGCGAATAGGAATCATGCGATCAACTAGGTCTTGAACGTCTGAGTTGTCTGACTTCGACTTGTAGCCATCATTAGCAGTAAAGCGGAACTCTTGAGGAAGGTATTCAACGTCATCATAACGCTGGCCCTCAACGTCACCAAGCTCACCAAATACAGGCAGGGATTTCGTGTATCCCGCCTCGGTATTGTAAAGCTCAACAACTTCATCAACTAGCGTATGTACGTCTTTCATTAGTTGGTTTGACATTTTCGTTTACCTTTTATTTTGCTTTAGCTGCTTTCTGTGCAGCCTTGTAAGCGTTGTAATTAGCGATTGAACCATCGTTAATCCAAGCTTCTTTGGCTTTCTCAACTGCCGCTTGTAGATTATCGATTCGACCGCCATTAGGGATAGTCGGTTCTGGTTGCGTATCAAGAGGCTTTCGGGCCTGTAGTCGTACCTTTTTCTCAGCTTCAGCTAGTACATCAGCCAATGCAAACGGGTTTTGTGTTGCGTAAGCTTCTGACAACTTGCGAACCAACGAAGGGTTCTTGTTCAAGCCAACAAATGCTTTTGCTACATCAACGCCACGCTGACGGCCAATTGACGTTAAATGCGCGATGTTCTGCTCATTACCGCCGTACTGCTTAAACTGCTCAATCAAACCAGCCTTTTCTTTCTCATAGGTTGGAATTGATTTAGAGAGCTCTTGCTCTTTTTGGTACAGGTAAAAATCATCTTCATCATTACTATGCTGTTGAGCGGTTTGCTTTGTTTGCTCTACAGGTTTTTGTGATTCAGATTTCGGTGCGTAATACTCTTGCATCTTTTGTGCGAATAACTGCTCGTCCCAATCGCAAGATTCAAGTGTAGGTGGAGCACCTTTTGCAATACCTCCTACAGTGCCTTCTAGCTTAGCTAGGCGATCGAGTAATTCTTTCTCACGCTTCGCTGCCGCTTCAAGCTCTTCATTTTTACGCTGGCGCTTTTCCTTTTCTTTTCGGAAAGCTGCATAAGCCTGTTCTTGGCTCATGTTTGTCTTAGGCTCTTCTGTTTGGTCGCCTTCAGCTTCAATGTAAAGCTCCATTTCTTCGTCGCCAGTTTGTGGTGAACTGGTTTCCTCTGTATCTGTTACCACTACATCTACAGGTTGAGTAACTTCGTTTTGCATTTCTGCCATATTTTCCAAAGAATCCGACATATAAACCTCGTCTATCGGTGAACGAAAATCCCGTTAAGGGAACGGGAACCCATGCATTGATTATACATCACAAGATTTTGTTCTTGCAAATGGCGCAATTACATCCGCATTGATTGCGCATTTTGCATCATACCCATTGCTTTCATCTGAGAGTCAAACTGCTTGATACTGATATCAGCGCCAACTTTCTCAGCGTCAATCATAACCTTC